AAAATAACATAACGAACTTCCAAAATCAAAATTTACTGAATTTCCATTAAAGTCTTTAGTTTTAATGTAAAAATTACTAATGTTTTTTATGTTATACGATAAATCTGACAGTTTTTGCAAAGCGTAATTATCTTGAGCTATATTGAATTCACAACTCACCTCAAGAGGATAAATTGTTCTTACAGAAAATGGCGTTGAAGAGCCTAAATAATACGCAGGGCTTCTATTAGTATTAATATTAAGGTTGAAAGAATTGACCCTATTTGTGATAAAATCATTAACTCCTATGTCTATTGAATTTGAGTTTACCAAAGATGTGGCGTTTGATTGATTAAAATTACCTTGAGAAGCTATAGATCCAGCATCATTGTATATTTCAAAATTCGCCCTAACAGTTGGGACTTCTCCAATTTGAACTCCACAAGAGTAAGAACTCAAATACCCGCTTTGAAATCCAAATAATATATTAGAACTTGGATTACTTTTCTTAGTAATGAATCCGTAGTTACCCGCTTCACCTGTACAAGCTAGAAAATCATTTGAAGTAGTCAATAGACTAGTTACAGACAAAGTAGCACCTTTCGCTCCTTCTGGAGTGTAAAAGCTGCTATTCATGCCAAGATACTTGGTATGTTGAACTGGCATTTGATAGGAAGCCTGAATATCCTGAACGCCATGAACTTGGCTTTGATTCAAGTAAAAATCCAAGTTCTGTTTATTTAGTCGAGATAATGCCATCTTATTTTATTATTTACACAAAAAAGTGTAATAATAAGTTGGTAAAAGGTAAAAGGTATGTCTAGTTCAATTTTTAACATTAGTTCATGGAGCAGTTCTGCCATATATAATAAGCATGATATTATCGTATACACAGATAATCGGTATTATTACGCTAAAGCGGCGGTTCCCGCAGCTAATCCTCCCATCTATTCTAACGTAATATCTAATTCGGATACTTATTGGGGTGGTTTTTTCCAGCATCCAGTAGTAAAGAAAGATTATCCTTTGTTCATTTGGAGACCTTCTTATCAAACTCAAGCGAATTTTGAACCAAAAGTAGACGTAATAAAATACGGAGACGGTTACGAAAAGAGAGTAAGTGATCAGATCAATTTTAATTTGCTCAATTTTGAATTGAATTTTGATGGGTTAACATTAGATGAATGCACTGCTATCCTTCATTTCTTTAGTGCGAGGTCAGCGAAGACAGCTTTTATTTATTATCCATCTGCGCCGTATACAGTTGCATCTACAGATGCCAAACTATTTGTATGTAGAAGATGGGGATCATCTAATCCATTCTTCAATAATTTCTCTGTAAAAGCTACCTTCGAAGAAGTACCAGCATAATATTATGGCTACCCAACAAGAAAAAAATGCATCCTTAAAAGTAAACACAGAGTTTTTCTCTCTTGAGCCTTCTTCAATTATCTCTTTATTTGAAGTAGATTTAACTGAAATTGGATTTGATAGCAATAGCCAATTCATTGTTAATCTTAAAAACTTTCAAATAACATTACCGGGAGGGAATACTGAAGGTTTTAATTACAAAACAATCCGCCTCCATAATAATTTAAAGCTTGGAAGGAATATTATTTATTGGAAAAAAAACCCTTATTTACCCGCTCCTCTTTCCACTGAAGGGTTTGAGATAGCCGCAAGAGGCGTATTTCCTAAACCTAAAGTTCAAATTAGCTTTTCTGATGATATGCTCGATGTGTTTAGTCTTTTTAGGGGGACTATTGATTTTGGAGATTTAATTGGTGCAAAATTTACAAGAATTAGGACATTTGCTAAATTTCTTGATAGGAGCAACTTTTATCAAAGCGATGGCACTTCTCTATTGTCTCCAGACAGATTAGTGATACCAGATGGGTTTGACCCTGATCCTAATTGCGAATTTCCTAGAGATGTTTATTACTTTGATAGAAAGTCTTCAGAAAACAAAAATAGTATTCAGTTTGAGCTTTCAAGCGCAATAGACTTAGACAGAGTAAGGTTGCCTAAAAGGAGAGTTTTAAGTTATATTTGTCCTTGGCAATATAGAGGAGAAGGATGCTTGTATGAATATCAAAATAAATTAAATACAAATGTTCATGGGACTACAACTCCAATACCAAATAAAAGCGATTCAGGAGGTATAACCGCTCCCGTCTGTGGTACAGAGGACGATCAAATTATTTTGAAAATGCCAATTTTTAGTGGGACTACGATGTCAACAAATGCGCCTAGTCAGTGGAGCTTATCAAAGGAATACAAAAAAGGCGACGTAGTCTTTATAAGCAAAAAAGGTATAAACTTTTATTTCATAGCGAAATCAACAGAAGTGCCGATTAATATTCCTCCCCCTAATGGACAATATTGGATAGCTGATCAATGCTCAAAAAGCATTCAAGGTTGTAAAATTAGATTTGGAGAAAATCCTTTACCTTTTGGAGGATTCTATGGAGTATCTAATTATAATAGAGGGGCATTTTAATGGTTTCTGAGAAGATAAAAATAAAGATAAGAGAACACGCATTAAAGGAAAACCCTGAAGAGTGCTGCGGCCTTTTGCTTTTAAATAGCAAAAATGAGCTAGAAGCTTTTCCTTGTAGGAATATTGCTCAAGATAAGGAAAATGAATTTGTTGTATGTCAGCTAGACTACTTGAAGGCAGCGATGAATGGTAAAATTGTTGGCATTTACCACTCTCATTGTATACAAGATAATTCTTTTTCAGAGTTAGACAAGCAGATAAGTCACAAACTTAATTTAAAAAACATAGTTTATATACTAAAAAGAGATTCTTTTGAAGAGTATTCTCCAGAAAATTACTATAATAAATACGTTAATAAAGATTTTGTAATTGGAGTATCTGACTGCTTATCAATAGTAGAAAACTATTATAATGAAGAATTTGGCATTAAAATATTCCACTATGAAAGAGGAACAGATTGGGACAAGAATTACGAAGAGTTTGTAAAGGATAAACTAGCAGAGTTTTGTGAATCACAAAGTTTTGACAAGTTTTTTGAAAAAGAGAATTTCATTAAGGTCGAAGGTATAGAAAACGCTAAGAAGCATGACATTATAGTGTTTAAATATTTAGAGAACTATCCTTCTCACTTTGGCATTTACCTTGGACAAAATTATATTTTACACCAGCCAAGAAATAAAAAATCAATCATTGAAAGACTAACAGATGCAGAGAAAAGAAGGATCTATTGTTTCGCAAGGAGTAAGCAATTATGTTAACAGAAGAAATAAAAAATCAAATCATTGAACACGCTAATACTTCTGATAATGAAGTGTGCGGCTTTTTATTGAATACAGACGATGGAATAGAAACGCAAAAAAAAGAGAACCTAATTGATTCTGCCACTGAATTCATGATGAATCTTAACGGGCAATCTAATATCGCTGCTTATTATCATTCTCATATTAATTTTGATGCTATTTCAGAAGCAGACAAGATTGTTTCGGAAAGGCTTGGTTTAACCTGTATTGTTTACAATAAACAAAGCGGATCTTTCTACATTTATAGTCCAAATAGTTATAGGATTCAGTACACAGGAAGACCTTTTCTTTTGGGGTTTGCTGATTGTTTGTGGCTAGTAAAAGATTATTACTGCCATGATTTAAACATTCATCTTTGCCCAGAATTAGAAGCTCTTAAGAATACCGTTTCTGAAGAAGAGTATAATGAAATGGCGAACAAAAGATTAATCGATGAAGCAGAATGTTTAAAAGATAAAGACGATTATTTGAAAAAATACTTTGAATATAACGGATTTAGACAAGTTTCTGATTTAAAGAAAAACGATGTCTTAATAATGAGAACAGAAAAATTTAATTTTCCTATCCATTGCGCTGTTTATCTAGGTAAAGATACTATTTTGCATCATCCGGGAGATGGAATCTCTACTACCGAAAGACTTTCTAATGGTTATAAAAAATGGGTAATTTATATAATGAGAAACAACCTTTATGACTAACATAACTTTACACGGTGAGATGGGAGAACAAGTAGGCAGAGAGCATTGGACTTTAAAAGTGAACTCTATAAAAGAAGCTCTGCGGGCTATCCAAGTGTTGTCTAAGGGTAAGTTATTAAGGTATTTAATTGGCGCAGCAGAGAAAAGTATTGAATATAAGGTTCTTGTTAATAAAAGACAAATGATATCAGCCGAGGAGGTTTGTTTAGAAAAACCAGAGTCTATTTTCAATTCTGAATTAGTAATGATAAATGAAAAACTAGACACTCTAGACATAGTCCCAATTATTAAAGGCGCTGGTGGCGGAGGCGGGAACAATACGACGAAAGGAGTGCTGGCCTTGGTGTTGGCAGTTGTATTAATTGCAACTGGTGTTTTTGCTCCTGCTGGTTTCGGAATAGGATTGGGAGCTACTGCAAGCGCTACCTTAGCTACTGCATTAGTTGGTGCTGGTATCGGTTTGGCGGTAACTGGCATAACCTTACTCATGATGACTCCTCCAAAATTTGATGACTTTAGAAAGATTCAAGAAGGTGGAGGTAAACCAAGCTATCTATTTGATGGACCTTCTAACATTCTTGGAGAAGGTGGACCTGTACCAGTTGGGTATGGAAGAATGAAAATAGGATCTCAAACTGTTGAGATAACATTAAAGAATTTCGAGCTAGATATCAGATCGACATCAGCAGATGTTAAAAACAAGATTAAGGGCATATAAAAAATGAATAACTTTGAAGATTTCAAATATGTAAAAGGTTTTGGAGGCAAAGGGAGCAGCGCACAGCAAGCAGCGCAACCTACCGCCGCCTACGAAGATCCAGAAGGATTCATTTACGCAAAAAATTCGGTTGGCGGAGTTAATTATAATGTCTATCAATTTGCGAAAGTAAAAGATCTGCTTTCAGAGGGACCAATTGATGGGTTGGTAGATGGACAGTATGTTTATAATGGCAGCGTAGGTAACTTAGGATACACTAGCGTAATTTATAATCAATACCCTATAGTACTAGGCGAAGATTCAAAATCTGTTTATTTAAGATCTATTTATTGGAATCAAACTCCACTTTTGGATAGTCAAAATAAATATAATTTTCAACAAATAAATGTAAACTCCACAAATGGAACCCCTATTGGCACTGCGACAGGAGAGGAATTTGAAAACGTTTCTTATATCCGCTCAATAGGAGAAAGACTAAGAGGTCCAAATTTTTTAAGTACCACTTCTGATCAGATAGCTGATTATCAAAGATCTTATCGTATATTAAATAAAGAATGTAAAAAACTTTTTTTAAATTTTACAATATCTTCTCTTTATACGACATTAAAATACCAAGATTTAGCCGCAGTGACTAACGGAAAAACAATAGATGGAGTCACCAAAGCTTATCCATCAGAGGGATATTTTATTCTCTCTACAGAAGGTAGAGAATTGTCGCTAGCCAATCAATCAGACGCAAGCTCTAAGGCTGGTGTTGGGTCCGTTCTTTATCATAGTTTTAGAGTAAGAATAAAAATAAACTCTGTTTATAAGGAAGGCTATAACTCAAGGAATTCTACTATTGATATGGTTACAGGTGTGCCAAAATTTATTACAGACGGACAAGATTTATCTATTAGCGTTGACAATATCCCTAATTTAATTGAAATAACATTTAAAGGCAAAGTCACTCAAGGATATTCTAAACAAATTATGCTTGACATGTCTACTGTCTTCCAAGAATTAAATACAAATGAAAATTGGTTAGGATGGGAGCTTTCGATATTAAAAATAACCCCAGAAGATACATTTTCCTCAAGAGCGTCTTTTGTATCAATAGAAAGTATTACTGAGATTTATTCTTCTTCATTTAGATATACAAACTCCGCTACTATTACCTCTAGATTTAATGCTGCTTATTTCTCTAAAATACCAGAGAGATCTTATGACGTAAAATTATTAAAAGTTAAAGTCCCTGCTAACTATGATCCATTAACAAAGACATACGGAGAAACGACAACTCGCACAATAAGCGTTAATGATTCTTATATTAAAACTGATAAAACGCCAGCAATCGATTACTTTATAGGAGAAGATCAGACCTACACCAATGCAAGCAATATTAATCCGCCCATTGTAGCAGGATTAATTGGGCAATTTGATGCAGGATTCACAACAAACGGGGGACCGAATACATCAGCAACTGTATGGGCGAACAGGGTTGTTGGTAGTAGTTTAGTTTGCACTTTATCAACGATCAAGCCGACTTATGGTAAAGCTGGGGAAACCAGTCCAAATGGTTCTTATGGAGTAAGTTTTGCCAGCACTCAAACTGCTACTTTTTT